ATGTTAAAAATTAGTGAAACAAGAAATGTATCCGGTCAGGTTATGATCGGTGAAGGTGAAAACTCAAAGCAGGTTGCTTATCTTAATGCATCTGTTAGTAAAGATGGAAATGTAAATATCAATAAATCCATTCAGGATAGCGAAATATTTAAAACAAATAAAGAAGCAGTCCTGAAAGATTTTACAGAGTTTGAAACATATGTGTATGGAATTATTCCTGAATAAATAAGAGGCCATGAGCAATTGTGGTCTTTTATTATGCAAAGAAGGTGAAATATTTGACCAGTCGAGAATATGAACTTGAATTAAAGAAAATCAAAGCCAAAAATCGGCAGATTGAAATGAAACGAAATCTGAAGGCAGCAAAAGTTAGTAGATTTAACATTCCAAAGATTTCTACCAGTAAATTGATTCTTGTTGCAGTACTTCTACTCAATCTACAGATCATTTATTTCGTAGAAAAAGCGATCATGACATATGGTGATTTATCTGCTCTCTACGCTCTTATTGCTATCCCAGCGACACTTATCCCTACGGTGTGGGCTTATTTTAGTAAGGCAAAAGCTGAAAATTGTGCAGGCGGAATTACTTATGATTCTGCAATGGAACAACTTAGACAGTCATCTTCAGAAAATGATGAAGCTGTCGGTTAGGAGGAAATTATGAATATTAAACAGGGTATTCAGGACGTATTATATCTGATCATTACTGGTGTTCTTCCACTTCTTATTACTTATGGAATCCTCTTCTTAAAAGTAAAGATTAAAGAACAGGAAAAGAACCTGGAGAACGACCAGCTCGTAAAATATATAGACGCTGCCACTGATGCTATTAGTAAAGCAGTGCTCGCAGTTAATCAGACCTATGTTGATTCATTAAAGAAACAGGGTAAATTTGATGAGGAAGCTGCTAAAACTGCTAAACAGATGGCTATTGATAAAGCTAAGGCTTTGATTACAGAAGATTCTAAAGCGGCTATCGAAACATTATATTCTGACTTTGAAGCATATCTAAATGATGCTATTGAAGAACTCGTCAGAGAAAATAAAGTTACATATTAATATAAAAGGAGTACAAGGATTATGAAAAAAGTTATTGTAAATGCAGACATTATGGCAATGTATAAAACATTAAATTCTATGAAGAGTCGTGCGGATTTAATCGCAGGAGATGTTGATGTATTCTGGGCGAATACAATGAACCTGAAGACTCTTAAGGCGCAGGTAGATAAAATCTCAGAGGTTGAGCAGGAGTTAGTTGATTCTTATTTTACAGAGGAAAACTCACATTCTATTGTTGACGAAAACGGTAATGAAACAGGAAATCGTGCTCTTAATGATGACATAAAAGATAAAATCATCCCTGAAATTCAAGAAGGTCTGCAGAAAATTTATGATAAAACATGTGAACTTGATGTTGAGATGATTCCAGAGGAATCTCTCAAGAAAATGCTTAAATCTAATGAAGACAAACTGTCTATGCTTGATATGACAGTACTATATGAATTTGTAGAAAAAGGTGAGTAATAATGGCAACATATATTCAGGGAATTCAAACCTCTGTTGGTGTTGTTAAGTATGATTATAATTATCTGGCTAATCTCCCTGAATCAGATATGACATTATCTAAACAGGGTGCATTCGCTGATGCCCTTGTTGTTGGAAGAAAACTTACTCAGCTGGGAGCTGATGTGGATAAATTGAAAGAATCTATGACTGCCGTACAGAAATCTATCTCTGATCTGCAGTCTGCAGATTCTTCTTCTAACACTTCAATTGAACAGATCAATACATCATTACTTAGCATGACCAATAATATCGAAACAATACAGAACAATATTACTACTTTGACTCAGAATACTGCTGAGATCAAGAAAAGTGCTGATAATGCGAATTCGTCAGTCACAACACTGCAGGAAACTATTAAGTCACTACAGACTAGAATTGAAGCTTTAGAAAAAACTCAGACTAAATAAGGAAGGAGGCAGTTATGTATACACTAAAAATTACAGATGAAAATACTGTTGTAACAACAGTCAAAGAATCAATTGTGGAAAGAAGCAATTATGTAGATAAGATTCAGATTGTAACAAGTAAAATGTACCGGGAACAGATTGATATGTCAGATACAACTGTTTATATGAAGTATAAGCTCCCAGTGTCAGACAAAATTAAAATGACACAACTTATTATAAATAATCTTGAATATGAACAGAATTATATCCAGTATTTAATCCCTGTCGATGCAGCACTTACTGCTGAAGCCGGGGATATCGAAGTATCTTTCACGTTCTTAAAACTTGTTGCTAATGAAGATGGAACGTACACTTCTTATATTCGAAAAACCACATCAGGTGTTATTCATATTACTCCACTTGTACAATTTGATAAATATGAACCTTCTGAATTGTTTACTGAAATTGATCAGAGACTCCTGGCTATGGAAGGAATGATTAAAGATCTTAATGCTCAGAATAAAGCAGCTTATGAAGGTATGGTAAAAGATATTCGTCTTAATACAAAAGACAGAAAAATCACTTTAACAGACAGAAATGGTGAAGATACCGGAAATGGTATCGTTGTAAAAAATCTTTCTGCTATGGTAGCCGAAGATATGACAGGTAAAGATCCTGATGGCACACAGGATGGAGTTGTTCATCTTGATCAGGTTGTCGATCTGGATAAATTATTAAAGTAAAGGAGTCATGATATGTCATTTAAAGATTCTAAAATTGCTGCTGCGGCTAATTCGGCAATGACTTTGAGTGCTGAGTTAGCCGTGGACACTGAGGAATATACATTATGTACTGATGGTCGTTATGAAGTATATACCAAATATCAAGACAATGCATATTCAACAGTGGATAACTTAAAAAATATTGCCGTTGATGCTACACAGATTAATATTATGCAGGAAGAAAACAGCCAGTATATGCCATTTAGGATTCCAAGATATTGGGATGGTATGGATCTTATGGATATGCTCATCCAGATAAGATATGAATCTGTAGCTGAGAAAAAAGGTAAAGTAGCGACAGTTATCAATGTAGCTTCCAACAATACTTATATTCGATTTGGTTGGCTGATTGATGCTGCTGTTACAGCAAATGCCGGAGATATAATTTTTGAAATTATGGCTACTGGCGTAAATGAAAAAGGAAACAATTATATTTGGAGAACCAGACCAAATGGTAAGTTTACTGTTCTTCAAGGATTAAATTATGACGGAATAATTGAACCTTCTGAAGATTGGTATACAAGTTTTGTAAATATGATTCTTGGTCATGTAGCCGAAGCAAAACAGTATGCTGATGAAGCTAAAGAGTCTGCTGCTTCTATTAATGTAGATGATATAAAAGCAGATGTAACCGCTTCTGTAACAGCAAATTTAAATCAGACTGTAGCTGCTTCTCTAAAAGATTACTATACAAAAACAGAGATTGACCAGACTGTTGAGGAACTGAACACTGCTATCTCAGGTATTGATAGTCTGAAAAATCTGAAAATTGAATATGATAATACTTCTGGACATCTTGTATTTAAAGATAAAGAAGAACAGATTGGTGAAATCACTATTAACAGTCTTTCAAATCTTGTTGTTGAATATTCTGTAGTGAATGGCAAAGGTTCTCTCGTATTCAAGAATGGAGAAACAGAGATCCAGACTGTAGAACTTAGTTCTATTGAACCGTCTGCCGCATGGACTTCTGCTCTTAAAGAGGACATTTCTAAGAGTACAGATGAAAAGCTCTCTCCTGTTGTAGATCGTGTGTCTGCTCTTGAGACTGCAAAAGATGACCTGGCAGGCAAAGTTGAAACAAATACAACTGATATTTCAGGTCTGAAAACAGATGTAGCTGGATTAAAAGAATCTAACGAAACAATTTCTGCTACTACTACAGAAACCAAAAATACGGTAGATATTCTGAAGCAGAATGTTTCTGGTTATGATTCTCAGTTTGAATCCATCAATAGTGACATTACTGCGATCAATGAATCTATTAAGGATTTAGGTAAAAATACAGGTCATGAGTATGACGTTTCTTATGAAGAAAATGTTTTTACTCTGTATGAAGATGATGTAATTAAGAAACAGTTTACAATCACTGGTGGCTCTGGACCATCTGACACTACTACGGTCACAATCGAGAGAATTACAAGTTCTGATGCGATCTTCTTAGCAGGAAACTCTGCAGTGATCGAGTATAACTTTACCTCTGTAGATAATACAGGAGATACAACCGGTAATGGTACTGCTACATGGCGTGTCGGAAGTACAACAGTTGCTACTACTGTAGCTGCTCAGGGTAAGAATAGTTTTGATATTACACAATATCTGAAAAATGGTGCAAACTCTATCAGACTTTCTATCACTGACAGTTTTGGTACAATCGCTACTAAGACTTGGACCATTACAATTGTTGACTTTAAAATTGAGAGTATTTTTGATGATACACTCTTCTATTCAGACGAGGTAACATTTAGATATACTCCATATGGTGATATTAATAAGACTGTACATTTTGTTCTTGACGGAAAAGAAATTGCAGGAGTTGAAACAACTGCTTCTGGTAGACAGATGACTTATACTCTGGCAAAACAGAGTCATGGTGCTCACCTTCTGAAAGTGTATATGACTGCAAGTATCAATAATCAGGACGTAACTTCTGAGTCAGTATATAAAGATATTATCTGGGTTGAACAAGGAAATACTACTCCTATTATTGGATGTTCTATGGTTGAATTTACTGCAAAACAGTACAATACAACAAGCATCAAATATGTTGTATATGATCCAGAACATAATCCTGCTACTGTAAAACTCTCTGTTGATGGCAAAGTTGCTTCTACTCTTACGGTTGGAAGAACTGCTCAGATCTGGAGCTACAAGTCTACCGCAATAGGCAAACAGTCTCTTACTATCAGTTGCCGTAGAATCACAAAGATTCTTACTGCTACTATTGAGAAACTGGATATCAATGTATCTCCGGTAACTACAAACCTTGCATTTGACTTTAATCCATCTGGTAAAAACAATGGTGAAGCTGACTGGCTGAAGATCAATGATAATCTTACAATTGAAGTGTCAGATAACTTTGATACAACAAATGGTGGTTATCAGGTCGATGAAGATGGAGATACTTATTTCTGCGTAAAAGCAGGAACTGCTGCTACTATCCCATATCAGTTATTTGCTGATGATGCAAAGAAAACTGGCAAGAACTTTAAATTCATTTATAAATGTACAAATGTAAAGAACTATGAAGCTCAAGTACTCTCCTGTTTTGCAGATAATCTTGGTTATACTGTAAAAGCTCAGGAAGCAACACTGAAATCTGAACAGAACGAAATCTCTGTCCCATATTGTGAAGATTACTATATGGAGCTGGAATTTAATATTCTGCCGGACAGTGAATATACAGAAATGGTTATGTGGGTTGATGGCATTCCTACAAGAGTAAAACTGTATGCCACTTCTGATAGTTTCACGCAGACAAATCCTGTAGGTATTACAATCGGTTCTGATGACTGCGACGTTATTGTATACAGAATAAAAGCTTATACAATGAACCTCACTGATGATGAGATTCTGGATAACTTCATTGCTGATGCAAAAAATGCAAATGAAATTATCAACCGATACAACCGCAATGATATTCTTGATTCTTCTGGTGGACTTGATCCTGATGTACTGGCCGAAAAATGTCCAGACTTGAGAATCATTAAACTGGAAGTACCAGTATTTACAACTGGTAAGAAAAATAAAGTACCATTTACATCTGTACAGCAGATCTATAAGAATGGTCGTCCTGTTGATAACTGGATCTCTCGTGATGGTATTCATAATGGACAGGGAACCTCTTCTGAATATTATGGTGATTCTGGTCGAAATCTGGAACTTAACTGTAAGAATGGATTTACATTCGCAGATGATACAACTGCCAATGTTTATTCTATGGATGAAAATGCTATTGGAATCAACTATTTCAATGTCAAAGTAAATATTGCTTCTTCTGAGAATATCAATAATGCAGGTCTTCAAGGAGAATATCAGGAATTCAACCCATATATCCGTCCTGCTAGAAAGAAAGATCCTCGTGTACGTGATACTATGCAGTTCTATCCTTGTGTTGTATTCTTAAAAGAAACAGATGTAGATAATGCTGTAGAGTTCAAAGATGGTCAGTGGCACTTCTATGCTGCAGGTGATATTGGTAACAGTAAGAAGAATACAGTTGCACAGGGAATGGATCCAGAGAATCACAAAGAATTCATTGTTGAAGTGTCAAATAATACTGATCCTCAGTGCCGTTTCTTATCTGATGACTTATCAAATGAAGAATGGGGTGGAGATACTTCATTCGAAATGAGATATCAGAATCCAAATTGTACAGAAGAAGAAATTCAGGCTGGCAGACAGGCTTGGAACGATCTTTTGACTTGGGTTGTAAATGCTGATTCTGAAACATTTGTAAAAGAGTTTGAACAGCACTTTATTAAAGACTCATTACTCTTCTATTACTTATTTACCGAAAGACATACTATGGTAGATAACAGAGCAAAAAATACTTTCTGGCATACAGAAGATTTGGTTCACTGGGATTTATGTATGGATTATGATAACGATACTGCAATGGGTAATGATAATGAAGGTGGATTAACTCTTACTTACGGATATGAAGATACTGATACTATTGGAACAAAATCAGTCTTTAATGCATCTGATAGTAAAGTGTTCTGTTATATCAGAGATTACATGTTTGATGATCTGCAGAGTATGTTCCTTCAGATGGAGGCCAAACTTACATGGTCTGCAAACCGTATCTTAAATAAATTCGAAACTCTTCAGAATTATAAACCGGAACGTCTCTGGATCGCTGATATGAGAAGAAAGTATTTCAGACCTTACGAGGATAAAGGTACGACTTCTTATCTGGAAATGATGAACGGAAGCAAGAAACAGCAGAGACGACAATTCCAGAAATATCAGGAGAAATATATTGCATCTAAATATGTAGGTTCTACTACTACCTCAGATGTAATCACAATCCGTGGTTACACTCCAACAAACTGGACTGGTGTAAAACCGGACGGTACATTCCATATTGTTCCTTATGCTGATTCTTATGTTGATGTAAGATTTGGTTCTAACCTTGTTCGTCAAAGAGCTAAGAGAGGTCAGACTTATACAGTCAAATCTCCTATTGCTGCTATGAACGATACAGAGGTCTATGTATATAATGCATCTTTGATGCAATCCATTGGTGATATTGCGCCATTCTATCCGGGATATACAAATTTCAATCAGGGTGTAAAAATGACAGACATTCTTATTGGTTCTGATGTTGAAGGATATCAGAATACAAATATGGATGATTTCTCAATCGGACAGAATGTTCTTCTGGAACGACTGAATCTTGAGAATCTGCCAAACCTGAAAAAGACAATCGACCTTTCTAACTGTAAAAATCTCGAAGAGTTTCTAGCAGAAGGATCTGGTATTACAGGTGTTATCTTTGCTCCTGGCGGAAAGATTGAAACTGCTCATCTTCCTGCCATCGCATCTCTTACCGGAAAGAACCTGTATAGATTGACCGATCTTACTATAGCAAGTTATGCAAATCTTACTACTCTGTCTCTTGATAACTGCAATACTTTGGATGCAAAAGACATTATCAATAAAGCTACTGGATTAACCAGAGTTCGTGTAACTGGCATCAATTGGGAACTGGACGATACTACTCTGCTTGACAGATTAGCAAAAATGACTGGTATTGATGATAACGGATATAACTCTGTACATTCTGTTCTTATAGGAACTGTACACATTCCTGTTATGAGACAGCAAAGGCTGGATGAATTCGCTGAATTATGGCCAGATTTAGAGATTACCTACGATTCAATTATCACTCAGTTCAAAGTAACATTCGTCAACGACGATGAAGAAAATACAGTTCTTGATATCCAGTACGTTGATAAAGGTGCAAATGCAGTTGATCCTATTACAAGAGAAATTGATCCGATTCCTACTCCTACCAAAGAAAGCACAATCAAACTTGATTATACATTCAAAGGCTGGGATGGATCTCTAACTGGAATCTTCGCTGACAGAACTATCAAAGCTGTATACAATAGCAAAGTGCGTGAATATACAGTAAAATATGTTTCTAAAGGATTAACTCTGCAGGAGTCTACTGGACAGTATGGTTCTTATATTAAGTATGAAGGTGACACTCCTACTTATACTGCTGAGGAATCAGCTTATAAGTACAACTTATTCAAAGGTTGGGATAAATCCGGATTTGTCGATGGAGATAAGACAATCAATGCAGTATATGAAACCTGCGAATACGTAGATGGATACTTTGATGGTAAGGATCTGGCCAATATGACACAGGTTGAGCTTTATACTCTTATGAAAATGGGACTTGAAACAAAATCATTATCATTAAAAGATACATTAGATTTCAAACTTGGTGTTGATTATAGCTATGGCGACATTGAAGAGCATGAAGTTATTTCAACTGCGACTAAATTTGATGGAACAAACTATATTGACACCGGATTAAAGATCATGGAAAAAGACAGAGACTTTACGATTGCTATTGACTTTGAATTTGATTCAGGAAATAGTGTAAACTCCACTCTTGCTCAGTGTTTTCAGGGTGATGGTTCAAATGGATTCAGACTTTGGTATTCTCAGGAACCTCGTTTCTCATGGAATACTGATAGTATAACTCCATCTGCTGGAACAAATCGAGAGATTATTGTATTCCGTCATGAAGCTGGAAGTCAGAAGCTTTATGTATACAATTCAAACATGACTGGGAAAGAAGTGTCTTCTACTACTCTGAATGCGATTAGGATTCCAGAGCATAGTTCCACTCTCGTATTTGGATGTTCTAAAGCTGACGACGGAGCATATGAAAACTTTGCAAAAGGCACTATACATTGGGCTAAAGTCTGGTACGCAGATCTTGGTGAAGAACAATGTATGGATATTGCTGCATGGATCCACGAAGTAATCCCTATGGAAGTGGCTAAGTTTAAAGGATATTATCTGTCTAACGTTGCTTCAAAGAGAGCTAACATTACATTTGTTGCTTCAAACCTGTTAGGTACTGAAAAGCCTTATAATAATAAGAGCACAAATGCAGGTGGATGGGCTGAATCTTCTCTGAACACATGGCTGAATACACGTTTGCTTAAAGCTATTTCTCCTTTATGGAAAGCTCTGATCAAACCTGTAAAAGTATACTCTTCTATTGGTAATAAATCAAATGATACATCCGTATCTAATTGCAGATTCTATGTTCCATCTCTGTACGAAATTGATCCTACTGCTACTTCTGAACCATATATTTCTGAAACAAATGCTCCTATTGCTTATTTCACAGATGATGATACCAGAAAGAAAGCAAATTCTTCTACTCCTACGGAGTATAAATCTTACTGGACCAGATCTCCAAATGCTACAGTTGCAAACTGGCTGTATACAGTCAATGAAGCCGGTGGAACATATGGGTTCTCTTATCCAGGACAGAATTCTGGAATCTTACTTATGTTCTCAATTTCAAGTGAGGGGTAACCATTCCCATCTTATAAGGAGGATATCACATGTATTATAAAGTAATCAAAAATGATGAAGTCGTAGATGTCCTTAATCATATCCTGTATATCAAATATCAGGAGAAACATAGTCTGTTGCTTCTATGTGATATCACAGAAGCACAGGCTATTTTAAGTTCAGACGGAAAATATGGATGGCACATTGAAGGTCTCTATAATTTTCCGCCTGATAATGACATCTATGCAATAAAAGAAATTTCAAAATATGAATATGACAAATTGAAGAGGTGATCACAGCATGGCGTTAATTCCAACCTGGTATTCTGCATCAACTAAGCAAATTGCAGAAAAGGCTTTACAAAGAGGGGTGCTAAAATACCCAGGACTTTGTTACATCCAAGACAGTAAGAGTATAGCGTGGGTGACCATCGACAACACATTAGAATATGTCAAAGGAGATAAACAGATTACAGATGTAAAATGCATCGGATCAAATCTTATGTTTTTCTCTGGAGATAAACTGCTTTTCTCTTATGACATATCTATGACTGACGAAGATAAAGGTCATATTATTGAAGAGGTCAAGAAAACAATCGGATTGGATAATTATGTCAAGTCTTCTGAGCTTTCTACTCTTTTAGATAATATAATCGGTAATCTTGAAGATAAGTCCACTGTTGTAGACTATATCAACAGCTTATCTTATAACAAATTATTTGACGTACCTATTGTAAATCTTATAGGTACACTTACTGTTCCTGTGAAGATATCATCACTCGATGATGGTATTTATAAAGTAAAAGGCCAATCTATCATTGGCGGAAACAATACTACTGTTCAATCTTCTGCAGACGATGTTCTGTATCTTGTATCTCATGACGCTGATACTTCCAGCACAACAATCACAAAAATGCAAGGAAAATCTATTACATTATACTTCATTCAGCAGGATGGTGAATATACGACTGATCGTTATATCACTGAAAACTGGATCAATGAGCAGAATTTTGCAAGTGCTGATTCTGTAAAAGAATATGTTTCAAATATCATTGAAGAAACTGTTCTGGATGTTTTAGACGAACATATTGACGCTGCTTTAGAAAGAAAACTTGGTGGTATTGATTCTAAAGATTTAACAAATATATTTCAAGGAGGAAATTAATTATGGCAAAATTACAGTTCGCTACACTTTCTAATCTTCAGGAGTTCTTAAATCTGCATAACGTACAGATCGACTCTAAAATCAGTGAGGCTGTCAAAAACTCAATTAAAACAGTATCTCAGTCAGAAGACGGATACACACTTTATTTCTACACAAAAACTGCTCCAGTAACTATTGATGAAGCAGCATTTACTATTACTATTCCTCAGCCAACAGGAAAAGCTGACAAAGTAAAAGGTGCAGTAAAAGGTCATCTTGCAGGATTAGATGAAAATGGTAATCTGGTAGATTCTGGAAAGACTGTTGCAGATTTCGATGCTGCTGGCGCTGCTAACACAGCAAAAACAGAAGTAATGTCTTATGTTGGTACCATTCCTGCTGATGCAAAAGCTAAAAATGTAGTTGCTTATATCAAAGAAGCTGTTACTACTGGTCAGTATGATGATTCTGCATTAAAAGCAAGCGTTGCAGCTAATACAGCAGCTATTGGAACACTGAATGGCACTGGTGACGGATCAGTAAAGAAAGCTGTTGCAGATGCAGTCGCTAAAATCGTTGCAGATGCTCCAGAAGCATATGATACACTGAAAGAGATTTCTGATTGGATTTCTACACATACATCTGATGCTGCTACAATGAATTCTCAGATCAAAACAAATAAAGAGGATATCACAAAGCTGAAAACACTTATCGGTACTCTCCCAAACACAGCAACATCTAAAGATATCGTAAGTTATATTGCTGAGTATGTATCTAAAGCTCTCGCAGACTCTGATCTTTCTCAGTATGCAAAAGCTGCTGATCTTGAAGCTGCTGTAGGTAGAATTGATGCTCTTGAAAAGAAATTACCTACATTAGAAGCTGCTGATAAAAAGAATGCAGAAGATATTACTGCTGTTAAAGGCAGAATGGATACAGCAGAAGGCAAAATTACTGCTGTAGAAAAAGATCTTGCTACTGAAAAACCGAAGATTGCTAAGAACACATCTGATATCACCGCTCTTAAGGGGCTTGTTGGAGATGGATATGAAGCAATTCCAAGTGCGTCTATCAAAGGTTTATTTAGTGCGTAAAGTAAGGGGTTACTCCCCTTGCTTTAATTAAAGCGAAGGGATGTGCAGATAATGAAAGAACAATTTCTTAATTTACAAGGTCTTACTGAGCTTGTTGATTATATTAAAAAATATATAGCTGATCAGCAAGAAGTCATCCTTTATGCATCTTATACATTGTTTCCAACAATTGGTAAAACAAATGCAATTTATGTGGACACAACCACAAATGCAATCTATAGATGGGATGATAATAATATCAAATATTATGCATTGGCATTTGATCCTGAAAAGGAATTCATCATGCAATGCGGTAGCTCGAAAGGATGATGTGAATGGCTACACAGACATTGAATACTCGTATTGCCCTTAAGTCGGACACAACCGCTAATTGGGCGAAATCTACGCTTGTTCTATTAAAAGGTGAACAAGCGATTGAAATTACAGAATCTGGCGCTTACAAAATTAAAATTGGTGATGGGGTTAAAACATTTGCTGAATTGCCATATGCGACTATGACACCAGAAGAAATCTCTGCACTGATTGGTGATGGTTCAGTACAGAACGTAACTCTTGCTTCCGGTACTAACAACGGTACATTAAAACTGACTGTAGATGGAACAACTACAGATAATATTGCGGTAAAAGGATTAGGAAGTGCTGCATATACAAATACTTCTGCTTATGCAACTGCCGCACAGGGTGCTCTTGCTACAAACGCAGTCCGTAAAGTAGTTTCTGGCACTGCGAACGGTACAATCTCTGTAACAACAGGAACTGGAGCAGCAACAGATATAGCAGTAAAAGGATTGGGATCTGCTGCATATAAAGGAGCTGGAGCTTCACAGGGACAAGTTCCTGTAAATGGAGCCGCTCTTGGAACGACAGCCAATGTTCCTGTAGTAACAAATACTTCCGGACAGTTAGTTCCGCATGCCTCTGGTGCTCTTGGTTCTGCCGCATTTAAAGGTGCCGAGACATTTGCAACAGCTGCACAAGGTGCTAAAGCAGATAAATCAGTTCAGTCTGTATCTATTACTTCTGGAACTAATAACGGCACAATTAAATTAACTGTTAACGGCAATGCTACTGACAATATTGCTGTTAAAGGGCTAGGTTCTGCTGCTTACACAGCTTCAGGTGCCTATGCTACATCCGCTCAGGGTGCAAAAGCAGACGCGGCTATGCCAAAAGCCGGTGGTACATTCACAGGTACAGTAACGCTTGCAGCCGATCCAACTGATGCTTTACAGCCAACAACAAAACAGTATGTAGATGCCAAAATTTCAAGTTCTATTGCTGCTTCTGATGCAATGGTGTTTAAAGGAACACTTGGAACTAATGGTACTGCTACTGCTCTTCCTACATCTTCTGTTGTAATAGGCGATACATATAAAGTAATTACTCAGGTTTCTGTAGCTGCTGATAATTCTTATACAGGAGCTGCTGTGACAGCTAAGGTCGGTGACTTAGTAGTCGCTATGTCAAAGGATCCAAAATGGATTGTTGTACCATCTGGTGATGAAATCGTTACTACTGTTAAGTATTCCACTACAACACAGAATCTTACAACAAGTGCTAAGTCTGGAGAAATTACAGTAGGTGAAGCTGCTACAAAACAGGTAGATTCTTCTATCGCAGCTGCTTCTACTTCTACTAAGCTTCCAACTTCAAAAGCTGTTGCCGCTTTTGTTGAAGGAAAAGGTTACAAAACAACTGACCAGAAAGTAAAGAATACTCTTAATACTACTGCAAAGGCTTATGTAACTGGTACTACAAGTGCAGCAACTGGTATTGGAGAACAGGTATTTGATACAGGTGTATATCTTGATACAACTGCTGGAAAACTTGTTGCTACTACTTTTGCAGGTGCTCTTCAGGGTAACGCAACGACTGCTACTTCTGCGGCTGCTTGTACAGGTAATGCTGCTTCTGCAACAAAACTTGCAGCATCAAGAAATTTCTCTCTTACTGGAGGTGCCGTTGCTGATGCTGTAGCATTTAACGGTGGAGGAAATGTTGCTCTTAGTGTTAAAAGTTTAAATACTGATTATTTAACTAATGGAGCCAATACTCTTATTTTAAATTGTGGGACATCTGTTTAAATGAAAGTGGCCTCTTTTATGAGGCTGCTTTACTAAATATGAAAATTATAGATTATATCTATTTAAATAAAAATTAAAAAAGGGAGGTGCACAATGGGAGAACAAAATCTCAATATACGAATCAAACATAAATATGATACGGAAGCTAATTGGAATAAAAATAATCCTGTTCTTTTAAGTGGAGAAATAGCAATTACAAGTGATAAATTCGGTAAACATAAAGTGGGAGATGGTACGCATAAATGGTCAGAACTCTCTTATGTAAAAGCTGATCTTACAAAAAGCGATGTAATAAGCGCTCTTGGCTATACGCCTCCTTCAAGTGACACTTGGCGAGGTATTCAGGATAATCTAATAAGCAGCTCTACAACTGAGTCTCTATCTGCTGCACAGGGTAAAATATTAAAAGAGTTAGTTGACGGGAAAGCTCCGTCTTCACATACGCATACTAAAAGTGAAGTCGGATTAGGCAACGTTGACAATACTGCTGATGCCACAAAAAGTGTTAAATATGCTATTTCTGCAGGTAGCGCATCATCTGCCGCTGCTCTTACTTCTAATGCTGGATCATCAACTCAGCCAGTATATTTCTCAGGTGGTAAACCAGTAGCTTGTTCATATACACTTGGTAAGTCAGTGCCTGCAGATGCATTATTTACCGATCATACTTATGGAAACATGAAGGGTGCTACTTCTTCTTCTGCCGGAAGTGCTGGTCTTGTTCCTGCACCTAATATAGGAGAACAATTAAAGTTTCTTCGTGCAGATGGTGCATGGGTAATCCCTACAAATACGACATATTCTGTAGGTACATCAAGTTACTTAGGAATAACTAAGCTTTATACTGAAACTGGGTCGGCTACAGATGGTACCATGACTCAAAATGCTATTACAACTGCTCTAAATGGGAAATCTCCTACCTCTCATACGCACAATTATGCAGGAAGTTCTAGTTCTGGTGGTGCTGCAAACTCCGCAAATAAACTAGCAACTGCTAGAACCGTATCTGGTGGAACTGACATCACGCTAAGTTTTAACTATGATGGTAGTGGTAACTCCTCTGCAAATATCGGATTTTATAGTTCGTCTGCGAGTGTAGGCGACAAAAACAATTATCCATTCCATCGATTCGCAAAACTGGATACTATTGCTGCAAGCTATTCAGATAAATCAACCACATTCTTTATCTCACAGGATTATAGTGGTGGTGGCTTCGGTATTGTACGAATTGTATTACGTACGAATAACAGCAGCTTAGCATCGACAGTTGAAGTAAAATGGCTGGTTCGTTGTGGCTTAAGTGCGGATAGCGTACAAGTCGGAATTTACAATGTTTTTGGAAAGACTTACGCAGATGCCTTCTTTAAAACAGGAGGATCGTATGCTGGAACTTGTTTCCGTACACTTGCAAGTGGTGCGCGTGGTGGTATCAGCAGAACTTGGGTGCTGGTCAATTCTTCAGAAGTAAGTGGAACCTCTGCAACAGATGCAAAAACATCTACCGAGTGTTATGCTACTATTGCAGCAGCTGGTACCGCACTTCATAAACAAGCATATAGTAGTATCGTTTCTGGTACTGATAGCGGTACTGCATCTTATGCGAATAGTGCTGGCAGTGCAAATTCTGTTGCTTGGGGTAATGTTACAGGTAAGCCATCTACATTCGCACCATCATCTCATACTCATAACTATGCAGGATCCTCTTCTGCTGGCGGTGCTGCAGATTCTGCTATTAAGTTAAATACATCAAGAAATATCACTATTGGAAACTCAACAAAATCATTTGATGGAACTACAAATCTTAGTTGGTCATTAAATGAAATTGGTATACCTACTAAAAGTGACATAGCTGCTTGTGCTGTGATGTATGGTGGAACTACTCTCTCGTCATCTGCTACTGTAACAGATTCTGCTGCTCAATATAAAGTAATTTCAAGATCTACTGGTTCAACAGGAGATATCTTTACAAAATCTGTAACTCTCCCAAAAGGATTATATAGTGTTATGATCCGAATGAAAGTTTCTACAATCTCTTCTAGTTCTAACGTTTTCAAATTAACGATTATCGATGGTTCAACAACGACAACTAAATATATTAAACCAAATATGTTTAAAGCTGAAGACAGCTATACCACTCTCGGAACTGCTGTGGAAAATACTTCTGGAACACTTAAAATAACTTTAAACGTTTATAGTGCTTTATCAAATCAGACAGTTTGCGTAGATTACTTAGCTATTGCTCCTACAATGGTTGGAGTTACATCAATTGCGTAAGGAGGTGTGGATATATGGCTGATACAATAGTAACTGCTGAAAAATTAAACGAAATAAAAACAAAGCTGAATAATGAATTAAAGAATAGAAGAACTTATACCTATCATGGAATAAATGTAAATCAGTATCAAGGTTCCGCCTGGGACTTTACTGCTGTACCAGGTCGAGAAATAACTAATGACCAATTACATAAATTAATTGATCCTATGCTACAGATAAATGATTTTATGCAAGATAATACTTTAATTGGTGACAAACCCACTACTATACCAGATTTGACTACTGTAGAAAAATTTGTAGATAATCTTACAACTAAAGGTCAGACAAGTTCTGATTCTGGATGTCGTGGATCATGTGCTGGATTATGCTATGGTGCTTGTTATTCTGGATGCACAGGATGTAGTTCTTGTAGTGGTAATTGTTATACATCATGTGGAGATGGATGTCAAGGATGCACTGGTGGTTGTAATACTTCTTGCACTTGGTGTAGTGGCTGCACCGGTGGTTGCGAAGGAGGATGTAGTACTGGATGTGAAAGTACTTGCTCTTCTGGATGCGAGAATGGATGTTCTGGATGTTTAGGATGTTCCAATTGTACTTCTAATTGCAGTGGATCTTGTGGTGGTTCTTCATGTACTGGCTGTGGTAGTGGTTGTACAGGACAATGTGGTGCGAGTTCTACTGGTGGTTCTTGTAAAAATAACTGTTCCTCTGGATGCACTGCTTCATGTGGACAATGTTCTGGATGTTCAGGTGGTTGTATGGGAAGTTGTAGTTCTTGTAGTTCTTGTTCTGGTGGATGTTCTGGAAATTGTGATGGTTGTAGCGGCTGTTCATCTGGCTGTACTGATTCTTGTGGAGGATGCACCGGATGTCTAACTGGATGCAACTCTGGCTGTTCTGGTTGTACTGATTCTTGCGACGGTTGTCAATCAGGATGCGCATCTGCCTGCCAAGGCTGTTCTGGTTCCTGTTCTGCTGGATGTTCTGGCTGTGGATCTTGTGACGCTTCGTGCTCATCAAACTGTTCTTCTACTTGCGGCGCCACATGCTCAGGAACTTGTTTTGGAGTAGCTAAGTCTTCATGATTTGGCTGCTTTTTAGATTAAATGAATAAACGGAGGAAATTTATATGAGAAATTTAAAAATTGATATTGCTGAAGATACTGTAAGTAAAATTCAAAGGATTCATTCTGAAACAGAAGCTAGAATGTTACTGTTAAATAGATTAATGGAAACGCATAAAGACGATGCAAGTTTTATTGACTCTGCTCTTTTTAAAAAATATCATGAGGAATATGTAACTATGTCCACTGCTTTCGATGAAGCAAAACATGTGTTAGAAGCTGACTATATTCCTAAATATTTACAGGACCATCAGCTTAACTGGAATCTGGATTATGCAACTTGTCAGCTTAATGTTGACATCTTATGTGATTGTGACATTCCAGAATTAAATTAAGGAGTACTATATATGGTATCACGTAATTATAGAAAAGGAATGCAGTTTACCGACACTATTGCTCACTTATATCCTGAGTTAACCGAAAGAGCAAAAGATGCTGGGTATAAAAGACCTTTAACACAGAGTTTGACGTTCCAAGTAACTGACGATTGTAATCTTGCATGTACTTATTGTTATCAGACTTGCAAAGGGAAACGTCGAATGTCATTTGAAACAGCAAAAAAAGCTGTAGATATGTTACTTACTGGAGATAAGGGAATGTCTGAATACATCAACCCTATTTCTTCTCCAGGAGTGATTATTGAGTTTATCGGTGGCGAACCATTCCTTGAAGTTGAATTGATTCAGCAAATCTATGAATATTTTCTTGATCGTGCAATAGAGCTTAATCATCCGTGGGCAACTTTACATAGAATCTCTATTTGTTCTAATGGAGTTTTATATTTTGATCCCAAAGTACAGGAATTTTTAAATAAGTATAAATACAACCTCAGTTTTTCAGTAACTGTTGATGGCAATAAAGAATTGCATGATGCATGTAGAGTGTTTCCTGACGGGAGACCAAGTTATGATCTTGCCGTGGCTGCTGCTAAAGACTGGATGGATAAAGGTGGAGTTATGGGAAGTAAGATTACTATTGCCCCAGGTAATGTTATGCATTTATATGAAGCTCTCACTCATATGGTTGAACTTGGGTATGACGATATAAATGCAAACTGTGTATATGAAAAAGGATGGACTACAACTCATGCAGTAGTTTTGTATGCAGAAATGAAACGAGTTGCTGATTATTTCTTAGACACTAACTTGAATTTCTTAGATGGTAGCTTTAGATGTTCTCTGTACGAAAATAATTTCTTCCATCCGAAGGAGTCTACTGATCTACAAAATTGGTGTGGTGGAAATGGAGTCATGTTATCTGTCGATCCTGATGGAGTTTTTTATCCTTGCATCAGATATATGGAATCTTCTCTTAATGGCGAGCAGGAACCATACTCTATTGGTAATGTAGATGATGGAATCTGTGCTCATGATTGTGAGAAATGTCGTGTAGTCGCACTGAAGAAAGTTGATCGTAGAACTCAAAGTACAGATGAATGTTTTAACTGTCATATCGCTGAAGGATGTAGTTGGTGTACAGCTTATAACTATCAAGTATTTGGAACCCCAGATGCAAGAGCAACATTCATTTGTGTTATGCATAAAGCTCGTGCTCTCGGTAATATCTACTTCTGGAATAAATATTACAGAAAACATAATATGTCCACAAGAATGAAAATGCATATTCCTGATGAATGGGCTTTGGAAATCATAAGCCAGTCTGAACTGGATATGCTAAAAGAACTATCAAAGGAGGATGCTTAAATGAAGCTTATTTTAAAAGACAAACAGGAAATTGAAATTTCCAATACAAATATTAACTATAACACTAATTTAAGTGAAGATGAGCGTAGAAGTATTACTTTTGTTTTAGATGAGCCAACTCTTACTACAGAAAATCTCATTAAAATGCTCACAAGAGAAAATCTTGAACATGTAGAAATTAATTCTGCTGCAAAAACAATTGAGAAAGAACATTTAAAACTTATTACTGTATCTGAAAATCTCACAGATGATCACTATAGAATCGAAATAAGACTTTCAACTAATTAATCGAGAGGGCTAATTACCCTCTCTTTTTTATGTCATGTTTTAACATTTCTTTTAAGGACTTATGTCATTATCTTTAATTCAATTCAAAAGGAGGCTTGATATTATGGCAGAAATTAAAGGAATCGATGTTTCCAGATGGAATGGAAAAATCGACTGGAAAACTGTTGCTAGTTATGGAATGGGCTTCGCTATTCTAAGAATCACTGAAAAAGGAAATATTGTTGATAGCACATTCGAACCTAATTATAAAGGCTGTATTGAGAATAAGATTCCTGTTGGAGTCTATAAATACAGCTATGCTACTACTATTGCTCAGATTGAAGATGAAGCGAATGTAGTTATTAAAACATTGAATAAAAGAAAACTGGATTATCCAGTGTTTCTTGATATAGAGGATAAATGTCAGGAGAATTTATCTGACAGTTTAATGATGAAAATGATTGAAGCATTTAGAGCTATTATTGTCAAAGCTGGATATAAATTTGGTATTTACTGTGGTTATTCTTGGTATCAGAACCAGTTACCAGAAAGTGCTAAAAAGTACGATTGCTGGGTCGCTCGATATCCTAATAATGATACCGGTGAATTACAGGAAAGATTAAGAGTTCCTGCTTCTACTGGTGTTATTGGATGGCAATACTCTAGTAAGGCAACCATTCCTGGTATTCCAACAAAAACCGATCGAAGTGTATTCTATAAAGACTATTCTAAATCTTCTACTACTTCTACAAACTCTCCCAAACCAACAACTACACAAGGAAGTGATACTATGAACAAAGAAAAGGCTATTGATGCTCTTATTGCTTGCGCTGAAAATGAGGTTGGATATTTAGAGAAGAAATCTAATTCTCAGCTTGATGATAAAACTGCAAATGCAGGTTACAATAACTACACTAAATACTGGAGAGACGTATATCCTCAGTATCAGGCACAGGCTTGGTGTGCTGCATTTGTGAGCTGGTGTATGATGAAAACATTCGGCTTAGAGACAGCTAAAAAGCTTCTTAAACATTGGCCTTATGTATACTGTCCTGCTCTTGGAAATCTCTTCACAAAGTATGCAAATCCACAGCGAGGAGACATTGTAATCTTCTATCGTAATGGCACATTCGCTCATACTGGATTAGTGACAAAAGTCGAAGGAGATAAATTCTATACTATTGAAGGTAACACTGCAGGAGGCTCTTCTATTGTTCCAAATGGTGGTGGAGTTTATGCTAAGAGTTATTATAATTCAAATCTCCCTGGAACAAAGTTTTGTCGCCCAGACTATTCTATTGTCACATCCATCTTAACTTCTAACACCTCTTCTACATCATCTCCTGCACCTGTACAGCCATCTTATACTGCATGGGTAGGTTCTTGTACAGCTAATGGAACAGATGTATTCTCAGGCGCTACAGGAGCTTCTAAGTTAAGTACATATCCTAAACTTAATGCAGGTAATCTTGTGGATATCATCGGTGAATCTGGTACAAGATATCAGGTTCGTATCGCTGCAAAATATATAGGGTATGTAGAAAAATCTAACATTAAAAATCCTAATACTCCTGCTGCAACAACTACAAAAAAATATCCATTTGTAGGAAAAGTAACTGCAAGTAAATTGAATGTTCGCAAAAAACCCGGTACTGAACATCCGTTACTTCCAGAGTATCCGATGTTAAATAAAGACAATCTTATTAATGTCCTCGGAGTTACAAAAGATACTAAAGGTGACAGATGGTACAAAGTATCAATCACTAAAAAAGAATATGTTGGCTATGTATCAGCCAAATATATCATTAAGGCATAAGGAGGTACGTCATGGGTATTGAACAGATACAGAAAATCCATGAGTTTGGTGAGATCAATGTGATCATATCTTTACTTCTTTGTGCAATGCTTGTTATAGCTTTAAAAGCTGGATGGGAGAAACTTCTTGATGTTCTTGGTCTCGAAACAAAAGCATCTCTACAGAAGAAAGCTTTAGAGAAGAAGTTGTCTGATATGGAACAGAAAATTGCTGATTTTGAGCAGTCTCAGCATAATTATCATGATCAGTCCATTAATATCAGAGATAAACTCGAAGATAATCAGAAAGTCTTACAGGATGGCATTAATGAACTGAAGACGCTTCTCATCAATAAAGAAATTGATGATATAAGAACAACTATTTTAGAATTCTCTAATACTGTTATGAACGACAGAGACTATAATAAAGAACAATACGAACATATTATTGATTTGTATGATAAATATGAAAAAATTCTTGAGCAGAACGGAATGACCAATGGTCGTGTTACTGCCTCAATGGAGTTCGTATTAAAGAACTATCAAGATTTAATGGACAATGGTTTTAAAAAATAATCCTTGCATTTATATGTAGGGATTATTTTTTATGGGGAAGGCTGTATGGAAAATAAATTTTTATCACCTGAAATAAATCAAAAAATTTATGATTATTGTAAAAATACGATTACTGATTCACTGAAATTTTACTTATATATACATATTGTCCCAAAAGAAATAAATCCATATGGACATGATAAGTATTATGTAGGAATTACTTCAAGACATCCTAAAATACGATGGATGAACGGACTTGGATATAAGACACAAATGTTTTATAGAGCAATTGAAAAATATGGCTGGGACAACATCGAACATAAAATTATTGCCTCAAACTTAAACCAAACTGAAGCTGAAGAATTAGAAAAAGAAATTATTTTATATTTGAAATCTAATCAACCAGAATATGGATATAATATTGCTTCTGGTGGCATGTTTGTTGGTGGCCACTGTGTAAAAATTGCCCAATATGATCTAAACGGAAATTTTATTAAATCATATCCTAGCATAGGAAACGCTGCATTAGAGATAAATCAAAATAAAGGAAGTAGTGGAATACGTTGGGCACTATCTCAAGAAGGCCGTACATGGAAGGGATTTATGTGGAGAGAATATGAAGAAGATCCTATACCAAAAATAGAACCATATATACCTTATGATTGTCGTACTCCTATCTTACAATATGATTTATATGGTAACTTTATCAAAGAGTGGGATAGCCTGAAAGAAGCATCTGATTATTATAAAACTTATTGTATATCAAATGCATGCAGGCAGCTGGCTCCTACCGCTGTTGGGTTCCAATGGAAGTATAAAAACGACGACAGAATTATAAAAGATATTCATAATAGCACTAATAAGAAAACAATTTATGTATATACATTAGATGGTCAATTTATTAATCAGTATGAAAGTATTTCTGATGCAGTTAGAAAATTAAATATACCAATTAATCGTTCATATTTGGATGTGTCTAATTGTTATGCTGATATTCGGAAAAATTCTTCACATGGATATAGATGGTGCGATACATATTATGATAAATTACCACCACTATTACAACGTGGGAAACCTATTATTCAACTTAACAATAATAAGCAAATTATAAATATATTTAATAACATGAATATGGCAACTAATGAAACATCAGAAAGCCGATCAACAATTACAAACAGTTCAAACAAAGATAGATTAACCAAACGTGGATATTATTGGAAATTTGCATCTGATATATCATCAGATAATCTAAATTTTATTAATGAAGATATTAAAGAAAAATATTATGAAATGACCGCATAAAATTTTATGGGTAGTCAAGCATTATACTTGGCTACCCATTTTTTTACTTTGATTCTTTATCAAGCATATTCCGAACGTCTTCTACAGAAAGTCCTTTTTCTCGAAGTAATTTGGCAAGATCTTTCATAGACTGTTCTTCTTTTACGGCTGCTTCTTTCTTCTCTGCTGCAACAAGATCTTTAGAAAGATTCTTTTTCTGCAATTTAAGAGTCTTAAGCTCGTCAGTAAGCTTAGTAATTTGTTCTTCTGTTGATGCAATCTGCGCTTTAACTTCTTCAGTTGTTAATTCCACTACTCGTCTTTTACCTCTCAT